GTTCTCGCTCAATAACGGGCCAGCGGCGTCCATCACATCCGTTCGATTCTCGTCCTCGGGCCTCTTCTCGCGCGATGGCGTCACGGTCGACCCAAGCGCCTACGAGCTGGAAGCAGGAAATGGTGCCCTGCTGATCCCTGACTACATCGGGCCTAATGGGTTCCTGTCGGTCTCCTACTCCGGCGGCATGGCTGCGGATACGGCGTCGTTCTATACTGCCTATCCCGACCTCGAGAGAGCTTGCATCCAGCAGGTCATCTACTCGTGGAGCCGACGCGCGACGCTGGGACGCAATTCGACCGACCTGGGCAACGGCACCACACAGTGGGTCGGCGATCTCGATCTCCTGGCAAACGTCATCACGGCGATTTCCCCCTACGCGCACAAGTGGGCCATCGCATGATCATCACCGAACTAGAGGTCATGTCGGCGGCAGCGCAGAACGCGCTATCCATGTACGGCGACAAGTTCCGTCGCGTGGCTCGCGAGCGCATGGAGGCACACGGGCAGCAGTACATCAACGACCTTACGGCAAAGCGAATGTCGGGCCGTCCAGGCGTCAACAGGCGCACCGGCAACCTTGCCCGCTCATGGCGTTCGCGTCTGTATGAATCCCCCCTCTTGGGTGGCATCGTGATCGACATCAACCCGGAAGGGCCTGGCAGTGAGTACGCTGGTTTGCAGGAGTTTGGCGGCACCGTCGTACCCAAGAAATCCAGGTACCTGTGGATCCCAATTGCCGGAAATCTGACTCCGACCGGTGCCGCGCGCATCACCCCGCGCGAGGCGATCGACCGCGGCGGATTCTTCGCGAAAGGCGTCTTCTTCGGGAAGGCCATCACGCAGCGCGGTATTCCGCAGCGCTCGCAGCACTTGGGTGGAGCAGGCTACAAAGGGAAGGCCATCGCACGCGGCGAAAACATCACCCCGCTGTTCGTCCTCAAGAAGTCCGTGACGGTTCCCGGTCGCCTTGGTGCTCGCGTACTGTGGGCACAGTCTGGTCCCGCTCTGACGCGCTCGATTGACTCCGCCGCCAGGCAGGCGGGAACGGAAGCGGGGCTCTGATGGCCGCAAGCATCACATCCATATCCCCAGCCAAGGGCACCGTCTACGGCGGGCAGGTCGTCACGATCACTGGCGCCGGCTTCGGCGCTTCTGGCACTGTCACGATCGACGGGCGATCCGCGACGCTTTCGGGAACATGGTCCGCAACGTCCGTTCAGGTCGTTGTCCCGGAGAGATCCACTGATGGCGCGATCAACTACGCGGGCGGTCTCGTCTCCGTCGTCCTGACAGCCGAAGACACATCTCAGGACTCTACAGAGTACGAATACCAATCCACTCAGATCGAACGAGCTGTAGACTCGATCGCGTCACGCTTGGGAGAAATGTCGATTCAGTCCGGGTACAACCACACGACGACACCATGCCATGTCCGGGCCATGCGCGAAGACATGAGTATCGACACTGGTGTCGGGTGGCCTCAGCTGATCGCATTCGTCTCCGACGGTACCACGATCACAAGCGAACCCTATGACTTCAACAAAGACACGGCGCAGATCGTTGTTCAGGCCGTCAAGCCGTGCCTCGACCCGCAGAGGTGGCGCAACGATGCGTTCCTCTTGCTTTCCGACATCCGCCGGGCCGTCATGCGCGACCGTGGCAACAGCGGGACAAGCAACACGACCGATGTGATGGAATGGGAGATTGGGAAAGTCATCGACAACGCTGCGGGCACTCTCGCCGCTGCCTCGATGACGTTTTCTGTCGAAGTTCAGTCCGTCGTCAACGACATGACCACCAACACCACGTACGATTCCAATTTGCCGTAAGGAGGCGCAACCATGTCCATCTTCCACCACAAGCGGCGTCGGCTGTTTTTTGCTGCCGAAGTCACCCCAGGAACAGCGATCGCCGCGGCGACACTCTACGCCGCAGCAAACGGGAAGTTGCCCGTGTACGACCTCAAGGTCACGCCGGGCGTCGAGAACATGGACCGCAACCCGGACGGCCTGACCTTCGATTCGCTGGACTCGGTGCGGTACGGCGAGTACTACACCGTGACATTCCAGAGCGACGCCTACACCGCCGCGCTTGGTGTTGCCCCGGCCTGGGGCCTCCTGGCGAAGGCGTGCGGCCTTGCGGAGACGATCTCCGCAGGCGATTCCGTGACCTACACGGTCGATTCCGACGCCGTCCCGACCCTGACCATGGGCGTCGAGATGATCAACGACGCGGGCACGGCAACGAGGCGCGTCACGCTGGCAGGCGCCATCGGCTCGTTCACCCTGGCCACCGACGCGCTCGGCAAGCCCGGACGCTTCTCCTGGACGTTCACAGGCAAGGCCACCGCAACCCCGGACGCCGACTCCACGCCTGTCGCGACTGTCGTGTACGACGACACCGTCGCCAAGCTTCCCCAGCTCCGCAGCACCACGCTGACGGATGGCGGTGTGTCGCTCCAGTGCAACAGCGTCTCGTTCGACCGCGGCCTTTCCTCCGAGTGGGAAACCGACATGGCGGACGCTACGGGGTACCTCAAGCGCATCATCGCCTCGAGCCGCCCGACGCTCACCATCGATCCCGCGAAGATGACCGCAGCCGCGCAGGCGACGCTCGATCAGCTTTTCAAGGGCACGACGGGCGCGGTTGTCGTGACCTGGGGGTCCGTGGCCGGCACGCGCATCAAGCTCAATCTGTCCAGGGCGCAGAAGGACAGCATGAGCGACGACGCGCGCGGCGTGACCTCGACCTGGGGGACCACGTTCCATGCCAACCGCTCGAGCGTGACCGGCAACGGTGACGACGCTGTGACGCTGGTGCTGGACTGATGCGCAAGTGGTTCTATACGGGGGTGGTCTTCGAGATCGGCCCCTACCGTGGCGAGACGCCGGAACTTGTCGCCGACCGGATGGACGCCACCATCCGTGAAGTGGCGAAGAAGGCAAAGATCAAGGTCGACGAGGCGCGCCAGGACTTCGTCGACAACCTCCATCCCTGGTAACATCGAAAGGGCACCATCATGCCTGAAGAGAAGAAGACCGCCGCCGACATTCCTCCCGAGCTTTTCGGATTCGATCCGGACGAGACTTGGGAGTACACGCCCATCGGGTACCGCTCCTTGCCGAAGGAAAAGCGTCTTGTCTTGACGCTCAAGGCTCCCGATGTGGCGTTGGATCAGCTCATGGAGGCCGAGGAATCGGAGATGCGGCGCGCCGTTCGTGCCGCCGTCCCAGATGCGGTCGCGACCATGAATCGCCTTCGCATCGTGGCCCAGAAGGCCAGGGCGGCGGCGCTCCTGAACGCGCAGGACGACGAAGCGAAAGCGGAGATCGAAGGGCGTACGATTCCGGACATGCTCAGCGAAGAGCAGAGGGACGAGTACGCCAAGGCTGTCGAAGCTTGGGCGGGCGCGGTCATGGCCTACGAGGAGAAGCGCGAGGACCGCTTCGCCGTGATGCGTCGCGTCCTGGGCTCCTGCGTCGCGTCGTGGACCGGGCTCGTCACGCCGAAGGGGAAGGCGATCCAACGCCCCGAGAAAGACGCCGACGTGCTCGAGCGTCTTCCGAAGCCTGTCCGCGCCGAGGTCTACAACGTCCTGCGGGAAGGATCCCGCCCGACGGAAGAGGTCATGGAGTCTTTGCGGTAGCGGCGGGAGTCTCCGTGGGGCTGATCCCCATGCCTGCCGTGGATGACGAGACGGGGGAAAATATGGTGCAGGAGTACGAGGTCATGCGGGCAGACGGGTCTTTCCAGACTCGAAGTGATGGCATCGGGGAATGGTCATCCCCGATTGCTTCGCGTGTCGCCTCCCTCCATGCGGACGCGGGGAACGGCATCCCCGTGGCCCCTGGCGGCGCGTTTCGACAACCCGCCAGGGCCATTCGCCACATCAACGCATTCGGTCATCTGAAAGCGATCTCACAAGAGCGGCTAGACGCTCGACGAACCAAGAGGTAACCCCATGGCAGATCTACAGATCCGGGCGATCCTCAAGGACGAGTTCAGCGCGGCGGCTCAGAAGATCATTCAGGAGCTTGGGCAGATCGGCGCGCATGGCTCCGCTGCGGGCGCGGCGATGCGCTCCGGCATGTCGTCCGCCCTGCCGACTGCGGAGGCCGTCACAGAGTCGTTGGGGCGCCAGAATGCCCAGCTCCGGGCGCAGATTGCGGCGTACAAGAGCCCGGAGGGGGCGCAGTACCTGTCTCAGCAGAGGAGGCTCCGCGAAGAGGTAGACGCGCTCACGCAGTCCGGCGAAAAGCAAAGCATGACGTGGGCGAACATCGCGTCCAAGTACTACCTCGTTGCCCAGGCGGCAAGCTTCGCGGCGGGCGTCACCGGGTCGCTTGTCGAGGCGGCATCCAAGTACGAGATGATCCGCGCCCGCCTGAATGCGGTGGAACGGTCTGAATCGCTTGGCGGCAAGGACCTCGAGACGATCCAGGAGCTTGCGAAGAAGCCGGGGCTAGGGTTCGAACAGGCTGCGTCCACGTTCGCCACTCTTCGCGGCATGAAGGTCACCGCCACAGAGGCCACGAAGCTGATCAACGGTATTGCCGCGGCGAATGCTTCTGCTGCAGGAACCGCCGAGCAGTTCGGCAGCGTGATGTACCAGATCCAGCAGTCCGTGTCGCTAGGACGCTTGATGGCGGAAGACCTTCGCCCCATCATGCAACAGATCCCGACGCTTGGCGCGGCGATCCAGGAAAGCTTTGGATCATCTTCCGCCGAACAACTCAACAAGCGCCTGAAAGAGTCAGGCATGAACGTCCGGGACTTCTGGCTGAAGGTCGCGGAGCTTGGACAGAACCTTCCAGCTACCGGCGAGACGATCTCGAACAACCTCGATAACATGTCCGATGCGTGGACAAGGTTTAAGGCGGCCCTGACAAATACTGATGCGATAAAATCTGCTACCGGATTTCTTGCGACCTTCATCGAAAAACTTGCCGAAGGCAAGGAATTGGCCGCAAAGCGGAAAGAGCTTGCGAAAGAAATGCGTGGTCGAGAGGGTAATACTTGGAGCGATGTGCTTTTCGGGGAGACGGAAAACGAATTCGTTAGGCGATACATGCAAGAAGGCGGAAGAGCGAAAAACGCGGCATTGATTGGCCAGACATCGCAATCTGAAGCCGGTGCATCTTACGCCGCCCACATGACCGCTCCAAAAACTATTGCAGAGAAAACGGCGGCACAGATCGAAGAGGAAGAGAAGGCGGCAAAGAAGTACGCTGAAGCGGTCAAGAAAAACGCCGAAATGATTGAAGATGTCAGGATTGACGCATTCAACAAGGCGGAGCAGGATCGGGCGAATAGGGACCAGATCCTGCGAATGAAGCTCGGATCGTCGGACGGACTGATCAAGTCAGAATCCTACATGAGGGAAGACAAGAAGAAGGATGACGAATACTGGAAGGCTCGGGACAAGGAAAATCAGGACCTCATCCGCGAATCCAAGGACATCGAGAAGCAGATCACGGATTTCGACCGCAAGGAAGCGGAGCGCCGAAGCAAGATCTGGGAAGACGAGTGGCAGCGCCGTTCGGACCTCGCCAGGAACTACGCCGACACGCTCTCGTCGACGATGGCGAGCGCGTACACGGACATCTGGGTCAACGGACGCGACGTCTTCGCGAGTCTGTACGATGCATTCTCCGAGATGATCACCAAGATGGCAATCGAGATGGCTGCGAAGGCGACCATCTTTGGCGCGCTCTCGCTGATCCCTGGAATGGGGGGGGCGAGCGGCCTTCTCGGCGGCGCTGGATCGTTCATCTTCGGCGCGCGTGCCACCGGCGGCGTCACGCTCCCAGGCGTGCGGTACCGCGTCAACGAGGACGGGTACAACGGCGGAGGAGGCGAGATGTTCCGCTCTTCGTCTGCCGGCACGATCTCGCCCAACCGTGGCGGAGGCGGTGGAGGCGGCGGCAACGTCCAGCACTTCCACTTCGCCGCGGGAACGTCTCGCGCTGATCGCGGCGCCATCGTCCGGGCCATCAAGACCGCAACCAAGAGCCGCGAGAACTCCGTGGCGCGGGGCATCTGATGGCCCACAAGCTCGTTTCGGGCCTCTCCGAGGTGGACTTCATCGTCCCACCGGAGCGCGGCTATGAACCGGTCATCACGCCATCCTTGTCGTGGCAGAGGCTTCCGTCCGGATTGTGGCGAGCACTCGACGATGGCGCGGCCTACGACGCCCATGACGCCTCAATCACGGTCTACGTCACCGGTGCCGTCCTGTCGGCCTTCGAGATGTTCTACCACAACAAGAAGGATGTCGCGTTCACCTACATTGCGCCCGATGGCGTACTCCCGTTCGGGCCGCACATCCCGATTGGCGCGACGGGCGTGTCGGTCAAGTTCTCGAGCAAGCCCAACGGAACCAAGATCGCGGCAAAAGCAGACTGCTGGAAGCTGGACATCGATTTCCGGCTCCAGAGCGGCTACACGCCAACCGTCCCCGCGGGCGTCCCCGCCTTGTTTGCCCACAAGTACGCCCAGCCGACTTGGGATGTCGCATCAATCGTTCACATGACCGATGACGGGCGGAGCGCGGTCACGCGGCGCTCTCCAGAGGCTCAGACGTGCTCTGTCGTGTGCGACAACCTAGACGCGACGACCGCGGCTTCCGTGGTCAACTGGTGCCTGTACACGCGGGGGGCGAGCTTCAGCTACGCGCCGGCCACTGGCCTGTATCCGTTCGGTCCGTCGAAGGGCAACGGACCGTTCACGGTGCGCCTGATCGCATGGACCATTCAAAAGCCGAATCCCCGCCGCTGGGACATGACTTTCACTCTGGCGCGGGAGTAGATTGTAACCATGCAGCTTGCTGTCCGGATCACCTTGTCGCCTGCCTCTCCGGAGCCCACCTACACGGGCGGGCCTTTCGTGTCTGGAGTGGCCCAGCTCGACACGGCGAACCCGCCTACAGCCGATTGGCAGGCCGACAGGCTGGTGGAGTGCGGGGCGTTCGGCGAGCGCGTGGACATCGCCACCGGCGGCAACTACGGGCAGTTGCTCGACAGCGA